ATTTCATTATGCAATATTCCTTTGCTGTTTGTTGCAAAATTACTCATACATCTACCTCAAAAAAGTTAATTGTTCCTGTCAGAATCATTCCTGAAACAGAACATTTGGCTTGCATAAAAACATGATTTCCTGATTCAGCAGATATTGTTGATATAAATTCTCTTGATATTGTTTCATTGTTTGAAATAGAATCAAAATAAACTATTTTTCTTATTGTATTTCCGCTTGGATGTGTTGTTTCTACTATCAAACGAATTTGAACAACTCCGACTGTTAATAAAGAAGCATTAATTCCCGTAATATACATTCTTTTTCCACGTGTCACGTGATGAAGACAGCTAAAGAATTCATTTTCACCAGGCAGAATTGTAAAATATGTTGTTCCTCCCGCATCTTTTAATGAGATTGTCCCTAAATTAGAATTGTTACTTCCCACTTGAATTACTTCAAATCTTTCACTATGCCTTATATTTGTTGCAACAGTATCTACTGGCGTTGTTCCATTTAAGGATATTATTTCCTCAAATGGATTATAATTATCATCTAAATAAAATAATCTTATCTTTTGTGCCCCTGTTCCTGTTAAAGTATCATTTGCATTGTCGCTTACAAAAGTTATTCTTCCTTGTGCGGGTATATGAACAGTTGGAATTCCAGATGATATTAATTTAAAAGCAGTAGTGCTTGTATTGCTGTCTATTGCGAATCTGAACTCTTGTGAAAACTTTCTTGAAAAATCATCTGCCATTATGCCTTATCCCTCCATTCCACTAAATAGGATAACATTTTTTTATTTGCCGCTAATGCTTTTGCTTTCAAGACAAAACTTGTTGTGAAATAAACTGGTTGTGGTGATCTCCAATGAAAATGTGTTTTTGCCCTGCTTGTCGCTATCGAACTCGGATTTCCTTCTAAAGTATCTAAATCATATTCTGCAGGAGTTCCCAGATGAGCCATCACAACTCTGAATATTTCAACTCCATCAAGAACTATAATCATTTCAACATCTACTGTATCAAAATTAATTGATACATAATTTACTGCTCCTTCATCTGTAATTGTAAGTAAAGTTGTATCTGTTGATATAGGTAATGCAATATCTGTAGCTGAAGTTTGAAATCTTGCTTTCCATAAAGCAATTTCCGATGCACTTGTTGTTATACTGACAGGTACGGGGTTTGCTGTTGTATTGGAAATAAAAGCATCTGTTGTTAATCTTTTGAATGTATCTATATCACTTCTAACGTCTGCAAGATTTGTACCATCACCATCTCGGATTCTTATTTCTTGTATTCCAGAAGGAGTAGTATTTACATTTAAACTTCCATCTGGATTTACTTTTGTTTTATTCGCAGGCGTGGTTGGATCTACTAATTTGAATTCTTCTATTGCTGATCCTGTTGAAGCCATTCCCATTATGATCCCTCTATAATTCTAACTATTGTAGTTCCCGTAGTTACGAGCCCATAAATAGTTACATTATTTGTTATATCAAAAGCTATTGATGTATTTCTTGGAACTAAATAACCATTAGAAGTTGTAACTGATGAATCACCTATAAAAAGATTTTGTGCTCCATCGTTGAATATGACTATGACTTTTCTGTTTGTTAATGCTGTTGCTGGCAATGCTGTTGCAGTTGTTCCTACTATGATTGCAGTAGATTTTACTGCAATGTTTATTGATTGACCAAAAGTGACTGGATCTCCAGTTTCATTGACAACAAAGACTCTTCTTGCATCTGCTGGATCTTGCCAGGCTATTTGCTCATGGTTTAGAAGTCCTTCTCTTACCATTTTACACCTGAGTTATGTTTATTTGAATATCCTTTTGATCCTTAAGCGGCTCTAACAATTCTATTGTTCTGACTTTTGGCAGGAACTCTAATTTGAATGATTCTAAATTTGGTATTATGTCTTTTGATAATTGTGTGCAATAAACAATATAATCCCCCATTGTTACATATAATGTAAGCATTTCAGGAGTTTCATGATAGAAGATAGGGTGTCTAAATACTTCTTCTGTTTGATCTCTGAGGATTTTATTCAGTATTCTTTTAAAATCATCAAAGCTTATTATGAATATCATTTTTTCTTTTTAGATTTTATTATAGGTATTTCCTGTTTTGGTTCTTCTACTTGTTCTTCAGCAAGCCATTCTACAATAATTTGATTATCTGGATGCTCTAAAAGAGCCATATCGATATTGACTGTTTTATCATCAACATCATATACTTGTCCTCCATTCAGCATCATCGTTTCGCTAAAACAATATAGCGCATTTCCTTTCAGTTTAAATTTTCTGCCCATTTCATTTACCTCTCATTACCCTTTATTTAAGGATAATTAAATGTAGAGGGTAAGTTAATACCCTCCACTATTAAAAAAATTCTTATGGTGTACTTAAGTTATCTATAATAACTTGAGAATCAAATCTTTTCATAACGAATGTTCCGTATGTTTTGAACCATCCGCCCTGAACGTCTGATCTTGTACTTGCGTCTGCTCCAGTTATAGGAACGTGAGTAGCATCTACTCCATCCAATACTCTGAATTCAACATTATCCATATCAAGCAAATACATTGCATTATCTACATGTGAAGCTGTTCTTACTGTTCCATTCCATGTAACTCCATTTTTGTCCATGAATCTTGAAGATACGATAGGTATTCTCTTATATTGAGAAACGCTGAATCCTCCTTCTAATTCAAGTGTTCCAGTAAATCTCTGTTGTGCTTGAAGTAGCTGATTGATTTTATCGTGTCTTTCTGGTGAACAGAAGAATATTCTTTTAGCTCCTTTTGCTCCTCTTTTATCGGAAGCAGTTATAGATGAATCCAAATGAGCGAGTGTTAAAGCTGCTGTAGTTGTTGGTGCAGCGTGTACAACTTGTACATCTAACTCATCTCTTGCAGCTGCTCTTGCAACACCGTAAACAGTGTTTGTTGAGCCATAAGCTGCGTTGCTGTCCATTAATTGAATTAATCCATCGTAAGCTCCAGATAATCCGTAAGCTACTGTATCGCTTCCGCAGATGAATACTTTTTCTTCTGCTATGACAAGTGCTGCAACTGTATTTCTTGCTTCATCTTCAAGTGCATTGTAATATGAAGAACTTCCTGCGATGTGCATGTTTGTAACTTCATAATCTGCTCTTATTGATTTAGCTAATGCTGCTAATTGTGTTCTCTTGGAAGGTTGCGGTGTTCCAGTTCCTCCTTCTGAGTAGAATGCAACTCTGCTGTTTTCGAAATCAGTTGTCACGTTCCAAATGTATGCTAATTGATCGTGTGGTTTTCTTGAAACCATAGGTCTCAAATCAACTGATCTGTTTACTGCATCTACCATGATGCTGTCTATTCTTTTATTAATTTCAGCTCCTCCATGTGCACTTGCAACAACACCTACTGTGTTGGATGAAGTTTGGAGAGCTGCTCTTACTTGTAATAATGGTTCGTCCATTGACATTTTAATTACCTCGTTTATTTATTTTTACCAATAACCAAATCCTGAGAATTCTGTCTTAATCTCGCCCTTTTAGCGTGTGGATAAAGATTGTGAGTGGCAAATTCGCCCTGAAGTGCAATCGCTTCTCCAAGTGAAAGCTTGTTTACATTAGCAACAAATTCTTCTCTGCTTGATGTAGATACTGCTGATTCGGGAGAAACTATTCCCTTTGGCGCAAATGATTCTTTTGGAGTGGTCATTTGTTTTTTCATATCTTCAATCGTTTTTTGCATAGATTCCATTTGAACTTTGTAAGCATTCTTTTCCTCTTCGACTTGTTTTTGCTTTTCTTCCTGCTTTTTTGTCTCATCTTGTGCGATCTTATTTTTTAAACTCTCAAGTTCTTTTTTAAGCATTTCTGCTTCATTGTTTGTCTGTTTTTCTTCTGTCATTTTCTCACCTTTTTGTTCCTGTGATGCCCTAAATTCCATCATGCTTCTCATAGCAACTTCTACGATGCTATTTTGAGGCAATGCTGGCTGTCCTACGAAACTAAATCCGTAAAGATCAACATCATCAATAACTGTAACATATTCTCCGTTTCTAAATTCTTCAATTACATTTCTCGGAGTGAAATTAATTGAGATTCCATTAATGAATCCGTGCTGAATAGAATTCCATACTGCATCAAAGTATTTAGGATCTAAATCACGATAAAAAGGATTTAATCTTGTATCTATGAATAATCCTTTATCATCAATTTTCAAATCCACTACTTTTGCAAATGTAATGTCTGTTTGTTTGACTAAATCTGTTATTTGTGTCGCAACTGGAGAGATATCCACTCCATTATTTACAAGCTGATGCTGTAATGTATTGAGAAGACTTCTTATGTTAATCAATGCAGCAGTCTGATGTTCTGCATCAACAAAAACTTTCTTCATTTTTGCCTGTTCTGCCATTGATCTTATTGCGTTTTCCGTAAACAGTGATCTAAAAGAAGCTGTAGAGCCATCTCTATTACGACTAAATTTATAAAGATCCACCATATTGGGGATACTTGCATATCCTCTTACGATATATTCTTTTTCCTTTTGTTCATTAAAAGAAGTTCTTACTTCTATTTTATCACATACAAATTCGTAACTCATTTTTTTGCTCCTTTTTTCATCATCATTTGCTTAGGCATCATTTTCTTATGTGCTTTAAGCATATCTTTCTCTTCCATTCCATGTTCTGTCCTTAGATCCATCATTTGCATTGATGCTGGTTTGAACATTGGAGACTGCATCTCATTAATGACTGATTGAGCAAAATTTGGCGGAAGAAAATCTTTTCTTGGTTCTTTTGCCATATTAATATCCCTCCTTTGAATTTTATTTCTTCTTGATCGTGATAGTGCTATTGCAATAGCCTGTTCTCTCGGCTTTCCTGAATGTACTAACTCACTGATATTAGCTGATACTACTGCTTGCGATTTACCTTTTTTAAGAGGCATCTTTTAATACCTCCTCGTATTGATCAACTGGTTCTATATACCATTTAGCCGATCTTGTTTCCATTTGTTTTTGTTCTAACTTCTGAGCTCCCTCTTCTGAAACTCCTTTCTCATTTAGATTGTTTGACATCTTGTCTGTTTTCTTATTCATTCGTTGGCGAGAAGGCATCAAGTCTTTATTCATGACTCCCATTTCAATGAATGAGGTTTCAGGAAGTGTGTGAAATCCTTTCTTTCGTAAATATGATATGATTGTTTCAGAATCCATTCCCATATCTTTCATCTGTCTTGCAACTGTTATGATTGCTGTTTCATCTGCAAGACTTGGTGGATTGAATCTGAATTTAACTGAAGTTAATCCCAATTTAGGCAAAAGTTCTTTGTTGATTTGAGATGAGATAATTGACTGTATTTTTCTTACTCTTGTTTCAAATGGAATGCTCATTGCTTCTGAAGAACTTCTATTTGAATTATCAGGCAATCCTACGAATATAGGTGGAACTCTTGTTACCATTAAGACTTCTTCTCTTAAGAATTTTAGAATTTCTAATAATCCGCCATTGAATTCAGGAACGAGCATTTTAACATCTGCGTCTCCTGTTGCTATAATGTCTGATCCTGGATTTCTTTTTGCTCTTATTAAATTTGCAATATAAGCTTCTCTTTGCTCTCTTGAAGCTGTTTTAAGAACGTGCAATGCTTTTGGAGGTAAATGCTTGAATATTGACTGTAAATATTCATTGGCGAGAATTTTAGAAACAAATGATCTGCTTATAGGTTTTAATGGGGAATAGGATTCAACTTTGTTTCCTATCCATTTTAATCTGAAATAAATAACATCTTCGGGAGCAAAACTGACTTCTGTTGCTTTTTTGCCCTGAGGCTTTTGAACATAGCCAAGAATCTTTCCATGAACATCGTATGTGATAGCCATCTCTGTTGGAGGCAGAGGATGAATCTCCCATTTGTCTGTCCTTACTATCTCCATGAAACTATTTCCATAGAGTATTAGCTGGTAAATTATATTATCAACTACTCTGTCAAAATCAAGAACATCGTCAAATAGTTTTTGAGCTGATTCTGTTTGTCTGGCATTAGTGCCAGTTAAAGTGTATCCATTAGCTGTTGCCACATCAACGGTCAGATCCAACGCTGTCGCTAAGACTGGATCATTTTCCATCATATCGAGATGTACTCCTGCCAGTATGTCTGCTGATAAATTATAGGTATTCCCTGGAGTTTCGAAATATTTTTCTACTACTGCAGTGGATGACCTTATGTCTATAGAAGACTCTGGGGTGATAACTCGCATTGTAGAGACAAACAACTAATTAGATACCTTTATAAAGATTTCGTAGTATATAAATCTTTCGGTCAGTTGTATAACTTTTTAGCCTATATAAGTAGTTGGAGTTTTATTTTCGTATTCTGAAACATCTGCACCAAGCTCTTTTAATCTTTCTATTGCTTTAACATAATTCTCTGTTATTCTTTCCTGCTGTGATTTTCTTTGAATTGAATCTGTTTTTAGTTTTCTTACTTTTCTTTTTGTATCCAATTCAATTTCTCTCTTGGCAAGCTTTTCCCAATCTTTTGTAGTTTCAAACTCAAATTTAGGATCAACTACTTTTAAACCCAAAAGTTTAACTCTACAGCTTTCTTTTACTATTGCTATCTCTTCTTCCTGATCTTCAAAATAATCGAGATTGTTTTTGTAAATATCCATCCATTGTACGATGTTATTTTTAATATCTACTGTCTCTTCATCTTTTGCTTGTTTTTCCTTTTGTTCTTCTTTCTTTGCTGCCATAAAACTTTTCATTTCACCACCTTGTTTCCGCCTTTATATTTGCCCATACTTTATCTTCTCTCACAGAATGTCTTTCCATTGTGCTGGGATGAGAATAATCAAGCACAGTGCTTTCTACTCCCTGACTATCTTCAGATATAAAGGGAAGTGTACTCATCATAAAGCTGTCAATTCGGTCATCAAAACCGCTTCTTGGTTTTTTTATTGAGACATTGATCTCCTTTCTTATTTCCTGCAAAGCCTTCATTTCTGTTATTAATTCAGGAATATTGGGATATTTGATTCTGTTTCTGTTAAGCCAGTTTCTGAATTGGTAATAACCAGTATTACGGTTATAGCCATCTTGGCTTGCTTTATTTTGTTCTGATCTGAAATTAAAGAGTTCTATAGGCAATCCTTGATTTCTCATTCTTTGATTGATAGAATTGCCCTGTGGACAATCATCTGCGATTATCTTAACTGTCTTGAACTTTAACATCAATTCCTTAATATCTGAGTATATCATGTTATCATCTGAATCAAGCGGATAAGAATATTGATAAATTAATTTAACTTTCTCGTCAGTATCCAAAGTTGAGATAGTAATGACTGTATGACAGTTAGTCATACCATAATCGAGACCTATGCAGCAGGGAGTGGTCTTCCAATTATTCTGCTGCTGAAAGTCTTTCAATACGCCAGCATCTACTTTTTCTGAATTGAAGAAAGCATCTGCATCTACCGTGAATAAAGCGTTATATTCTTGATCAAAGTGTCTTGTATCCCCATTTAGTTTAGATTGTTCATATTTTTCTTTTATCATTTTTCTCTGATCTTTGTTTTCACAAACTGTCCAGGGAAACCATAATCTCTCATATTCGTGTTTAGATAATTTATCAAAGGGATCAAACAGATCAAACCACATCCCAGATTGTCCCTTTGGAGTAGAAGTAAGTATTATTCTCCCCGCAGTAGAGGAAACTGTTGGTTCTATGTCTTCTTGGAAAGTTATGTCATCCACACCAGCAGCTTCATCTATGATAACAACATCTGCTGTTTCTCCTCTTATTGCTCCAGTGGGAGGAAAGCATTTGATTGTGCATCCGTTGCTAAATGTAGCAACTTCAAGATTATTCGCCCCATACGGATCTAATCTATTTGAAATGTAATTCTTTTCTCCCATTGTATTTTTCATCCAATTATCACCTATAACAATGAGTTTTTTAATTTCAAGCATCAGTTTCTTTGCCTGATCATCTGATCTTGATACAATGCACACTTTTGTATTTTTATGAATACCTGATGGAAACTTATTAAGTATAGCTGCCCATAATGCTATGGTTGCAACAGATATAGATTTACCAATTTGTCTTGAAGAACATATTGCTAATCTCTTAAATAAATTGCTTTTTTTATATATCTGATGCTGAAAAGTATATGCCTTAATGCCTAAAATATGATAAGAAAAATAAGTAATTTCTTCTTCTGCCCTTTTCAGATCAATCTCTCCACTTTCAGGAGGTTTGCATATTTTGTTCCTTTCATCTATGTAATTAGGATAAATCTTAGTATATTCCATTATATGAGTATATCAACTAAAGCACAATATGTCTTTCCATATTTCCTTACGTGCATGATATTAGCAAATTTACAATCAGGATATTCTTTTTTTATATAATCCCATACTTGCTGTTTAATAGATTCTAAAGGAAATACTTCCCATTTGAATTGTTTCTTTGGGATTTTAATTTCTATATCTACTAAATTCTGAACATGATATTTCTGCTTATGATTAAAAGCTATAAGCAACTGGGGCATCTTGTCTATTGGTACTTTTCTGTCTTTCATTTTTAATTATATATTTTCTAACTGCTGCTATGAATTTAGGATCTTTCTGTGCTTCTCTTATATCATCTATTAATTCTCGAGCTTTCTTTTTCATGTGTATAAATGTGTATGTATTTGTATGTATAAACTTTAAGTTTCTATATGTAAACTTTTAGTATATAGTTATATACTATCAGTTAAAGTGGCTTAATTTAACTTCTTCATCATTTAAATGATTTCTTAATTCTTCTAAGATCTCTGCTGCTTCTTTGCCTACTCCTTTATCATTTCTTCCATATTTTAGATATTCTCTAATCTTAGAGAACACTTCAAACTGAAAACATGCTAAGTCTGTTCCTTTTGATGCGCATTCAAATTCTGAATTTTCTTCAGGAAGATTAAATGTTAATGTAGCTTTCATTTATATAAATCTCCAACCTAAAGCCCACCATATTAATATCCATTGAATTACTCCAGCATACAATGTTGACCAAAAGTTATAGTTCTTTTGTGGTAAATTGTGTTTATTTGAAGTATACAATAAATTAATTGCAGTTAAGATATATAATATAATCAATGCTATGTTCATTTTTCTTCTATATCCTCCAATAAGACTCTTTCTAATTCACCAAATTCGGCATGTAAGAACAATCCTGCAACTCGTCCTCCATACCTATTGATTACATGATCATAAATATACTGAGAAGCTTTTCCATAGATTGGCTTATCAGATCTAAAGTCTCTATCCTGTAAGAAGTAATACGTATCGTGTAATACTCTGAGAGAACTTATTTCCCGCTTAATTAATTTTTTGTAGTCTTTTTCCATATTCATACCCCCAATAGGCTATAACTGCTATTATTGCCATTGATATTGCTATCAACCAATAATCAGTCCCAATGCTAATCCTATCAAGAACCATAGAATATTCTCTGTTTCAACATCTAATTTCATTTTCTTATACACCATCTTAAGTAATAGTATTATGGTAAAAAGTAATAATGCTAAAAACAACCATATTCCTAACGCCAGGAAAATGATCGGCATAAACCATATTGTTAATATCAACAAAATGGTTAGTATAATGTATCTTATCATTTTATTCTTCTCCATTTAGAATGGATATGATTACCAAATTGTATTTCTATATCCTCTCCAATTTCCGCACTCACCATTGAATCAAATACTAATGCGAACTCAAATAGGAATTGTCTTCCTAATGAGATTATTGTATTTCGTTTAGTAACCTTTTTAGTTACTCTTTGATTCCTAACCATTGTTTCATATACTCTTTAAATTCATCATAAGATAAATATTCTGTATGACCATCTTCAATGATATTCTTGCTCATAATATTCTTGTTCTCTTTTTGTTTCTTCTTCATCTTGTTGTTTATAACCTACCTCAAACCATTCAACATATCTTTCATCACCGAAAAAGGCTTTAGGTTCATAATCTTCAACTCTAATCTTCTTTGAATTTGTTATAAGCTGTAACATCTATCATCACTTTGTCCTTGTTCTCTCTTATTTGAATAACGTCTCTTTTAAGTTTCACCAGATGTTTTGCTAATTCTATTTCTAATTCTATTGCTCTTACATAATTCCTGTCTCTAAGAGGGTTCGTTCCTTTTGCAGTTAGCTCTATTTCAAGGTCTATAATCTGTTTTTTTAGTTTAGCTGCAACATTTAGAAGATTATTCTCAGTTTGAACTATTTCTACTTTTATGTCTTCAAGTGTTTTAGCAGGTAGGTTATCCATTTTAGCAGACATATTATCCATATACATCTATTTATAAACTTATCTACTATATAAATCTTTCTATTATTGAACAGCTAAGAGTGATGATGAGAAGAAGTCATATACAAACAGTCATAACAGATACTCATCTCATTCGTCTCTTTCTCACTTTTCACTATTCCGCACATTAAACATCTTTTTACCATTGTTCCATTCTAAGTTTAATCCATAA